GTCGGCCCAAGTGGATTGGTAAGTATCGTACCGCCTACAGCACCCACGTCTGGACCCATCTGTGCGAGTAATTTCTCAAGCACATCTGGTTCCGGATACACGTCATCATCCAATCTCCATACCAAGTCCTTGGCTATCTCTTGCGCTAATTGATGATTATAATGCTGACCCCTCTTCTTTCCAAATATAACTTCAAAGGAGCATTTTTTACTGTAGAGAAGACGAATAATATGGTTATACGTAGGAATATTACGAAGATCGACACCTTCCACGTCATCTTCAAAAACGATCACATGATCAGGTACTCTTGTCTGCATTGCAATCGCTACCAGAGTCAAAGGAAGCGTAGTAGCATACCGACCTTTGGTAGATATTTCAGTCGTAACGTGATACTTCCGATCTTTGTAATGTTTGTCATGGATTATGTCGAATTCTTTTGCTATATCCATGATGTTTGTACGATTGTTAGCATGACTTCTGTAATGATACAACGCACCGGGAACATGTTTTGCATCCCAACCATTTTCGCAAATCGACAACCAAAGATCGTAGTCTTCCATACCTGCTAACGTTGTGTCAAATCCCCCTACCTTGAAATATGCTTCTCTACGAAAAAGAGAAGACCCCAAGATGAAATTAGACTTTTGAAGAGTTGGAAGATTGTATTCCGGAAAGTAAACATCGTTATCTTTTCCATTTCCAAATTGATGAGAATCAGTGTACACTATAGCTACGGTATGGTCTGACTCGATGGCCAACACACAGCGTTCCAGATACATTGGATCAATCGTATCATCAGCATTAACAAAACAAATATACTGACCCTTGGCTTCTTGAATACCGGCGATATTTGCTTGAGTAGTTCCGACATGCTCTGCTAGTTGAAGAACTACATTACAGCAAAATTTGTTTGCTATCTCAACGGTATTGTCAGTGCTAGCGTCATCCACCACAAGGATCTCAAAATTTTTGTAAGTTTGATCTTCTATACTCTGCAGACATTCTTCCATAAATTCTCCGTAGTTGTGACTTGTCACTATCACTGATACTTTCGGATGTTTTGACCAATACATGAGCATAAGACATATCAACTCATCCCATGGCGTGGATTTAATTTCACCTTTATTGTTCATGAATGCGTATTCAAAACCTGGAAAATCTGATTGAGTTAATCCATGCAGACGATGATGTTCACCCCATAAGCCAGGTGTCTCGTTATATGGGACGGTAAGAAACAACTGATTGCAATGTTTTTTGAGTTCTTGGGCTATATCTCTTCCACGATCCACGTGCTCAATAACTTCAAATGCAACAATCGTGTCCCGATATCCTGCGTTGTACGTATTGATATCTCCCTGTTCGAAATGATTTCCAAATTGTGATCTGGCAAAGTCTATGATTTTCTCATCATAGTCTATACCTTTGTAATTAATGCCTGGCTTTATGTCAGAAAAAATTCGATATGCAAAACCTGAAGAACAACCAATATCCAGTACCGAGTCGCCAACCATGTTGAGCGCAGCCCAAGCATACCTTGCGTATTCTCTTTTTCTATTTTCTTTCATGTCGTCTGTTGCAGTGATAACGGGGCGTTCGAAATTATTGCCAAGAGCTTCCTGTAAGTCCATAAAAACCTTTCGTGGATGATGCAAAGCGGGGCGATTGAAACGAGTTGTGAAACGTAGCTTCCTTTACTTTGTTGCCGCAGGATTAATGAATGCTTGACCTTCCAATAGCCTAGTTACTGTGTCACCTTGATAGAGAAACAGGTCCCATACTCCGGTAATTCCACCGGGAAGAGCAAGAGTTTGTTCTGGAGTCAAAGAAATATTAATTGAGCCAGACGATGCTATCGATCCAGTTACGCTACCGCTAGGTGGAAAGGTCACAGTGAAGGCTACTAGAGGAAAATCGCGATCATAATCTTCCCGTATATCGGCAGCACCGGTATAGCCAGTGAAGTCAAACGGCGTTGGATTAGGATCATCCTTAGTAATCCCCTGTTTCAAAGTAAAAGTTTTACTGAAAGTCGCACCTTGAGGAACGGTGAGATCATAGTGTCCAGTAGACATTATTATTTACCTTTTGAGGAATTGTCTTCAGCAGTATCAGGGATAGTAGTAGTCAAACTACTCGTGACATTAGTTACGTTTGTAACAAGTGTCGCCAATAATTTTTGTAAGTCTGCTATGCGTTCGTTTGCACTGGTAAGATCGGCTTTGACCGCCGTAAGATTACTGTTAGTCAAGATGTGGATCTCGTCGGTTCTTTTGATAAGACCATCAGCTTTATTACCAGTCGCAATGGATTGCTTAACTAGGTTGTCAGCTTTTTTACCAGTGTCTACTGCTATAGTGATCACATTAGAAACCTGTTTCAACAACGAATCAGCTTTGCTGTTAGTTGACGAAACCACGGCTGCGTTCGCAGCATTTTGCTTATTGTTCTTCCTACTCTGTAGCAATGTAAAAATAGAAACAACTGCAGTAATAGCTGCGACAACAATTGTTACAATACCTGGATCAATCATAATTTTACCTATTAGTTGTTTTGTGTATGAATTGGTTAACCACCACCCGCGCCCAAACGAGTACCGCGCAAACCACGAGTGAGACTTCGTGGGAAACTGACCTGGCCTGAAAACTGACCCGCTGGATGAACTTGATTAAATGCCATCGTCTTCCGCAAAACAGGCAGTGTCGCGTTGATAAACGACAAAAGACTGCCGTTGATTATAGCAGCGTAGTCTGCCTGCTTCTTACGCATCAGGCTTATGCCGTTGTCATTATATTCGAAGTGTACTCCAGCTTCAAACCACTGCAACCTAATCCCAGCGAAAAACTCACAACATAGCATGACAGATGAACCCAGCATACTATTTTGTTGCTCGTTGGTTACATCAAATAATCCTGGATATACGTCCGCCGTAGTGATTGTGGTAATGATCGGCGGATATGAGTTGAAAAAGTTGAAGCCTAAGCGCACATCCTCCCACAATTCCTCATTACCTAACTGTCCAGGAAGACGATAATTGCTACCCGATGGTAATTGGGTACGCATTGACAATCTTGACCTGAGTAGATTTACGAAGAATTGCTGTTCTGGTTTGAGAACAAAATCCATCTGATTCTCCCATGAGTAAGGAACATCCTATACTAAATATAGTGGGTTGGTACAGGTTTTGAACCTGGTTTTTACGCAAACAGGGTGACCCTCAGTTAGAGAGTCACCCTGTTGAAGGTTCAATGAAACGTCACTTCTGACTTAACGTTCCAGCATTACACTGGATAGTAATATTCAGCGATTGAACCAGTGTGCGTTCCACGTGCAGCACCATTGGCAACAAGCTGGGCCATACCAATTTCCTCATAGGCCACATACCCAATCGATGCTTCCTGTGGAATATCGTTTGGCATGAGGATGAGTTCGGTACGGACTGGCATAACACCAAAGAATCTTGGTTCTGCAATGGCGTACACGTTGCCCTGCTGGACCATGCGCGATACGATAATATCGATACCCCAGATAGAACCGTAAAGCCCGGTCTCCAATATTTCGCGGATGGACACTGGGTCCAAAACGTTGTTTGACCACACGCGGATATCGGCAAAGCTCTTGAAGCGCATGAGGAACGCATACTGCGGAATATCGAAGTCCATAATAGACGCAGATAGCGTGTTCAAGAACACCTTGGAGCAACCAACGTTGCTCGTGACATAAGGAATAGCAGTATTTGCAGCCGTTGATGCATTAAGCAGCGCAATAAACTGAAGGTCTTCCTGCTCCTGGATTGAAATCTTCAACGCTTCCTGAGTACGATCCAGGACGTTGAAACGCCTCTGTTGAATCTCAGAGAGACGAATCTGAGCGTTCGCGAAAATTTCCCACGTTGCTGGCTCAACATACCGACCCGTAACGTTCACGATATCAACGGCAGCTTCCTTAGCAACAACGAAGGCACCGATCTGACTCTTGATGTCACGGTCGTAGCGAACGATCTGTCCCTGTGCAAGCACGTCTATTTCCATGAACTTACGTGCAACTCCAACGTAGTCCAACTGGTCACGGATAGGAACAGCCATCTGTGCACCGACAGCCTGACGACCTGCTTCAGTCTGAAGTGCATCAAATACCTGGTCAACACCGATAACCGCGTCGTTGTACGTCTTATACGCATCGTTCATTGGAGCAACATCTGACTGCGTGGCAAATCCTGCTTGTGGCTGATTGCTTTTCATAACATACCTCTTGTGAATTTGTGTATATATGACTGCAGGCGAACCCACAGTGATTGAGTATAACTTGGGAGTGGGACTTGTAACAACTCAGGCTCCCACTCAAACCTGTAACGCTTATCTCACCCCAGCACCGATTAGATGCGGAACAACACGCCGATGGTGTAGTTGTTTGTCGCTGATGGAACCTGAAGCAACTTAGCCACCGCGCTAGAAACGGAACCGGATGTGTAGCCAACTCCACTTCCTACAACGGAACCCGAAAGTGACAGCTTGCCACCTGCGTTAACCCACAGGCTTGCACCTGGTGTACCCAATTCTACGTCTGCGGCATAGGCACGATTTGGATCGCCCAATGCAACTTCTAATGTGTGGTCGATATACACCTTGGAACCAACACCGTAGATACCGGTCAGCAACGAACCAGTTGGCGGGGATGCGAGACTCAACGTGCTATTCAGCGGAAGCGTTGGGTCATCAACGCCCATGAACATGGCGTTATCACCGTTTGCAAGAATTGCTTCGCCATTGCCGTTGGAATTCACCGTGAAGAACTGGCCTGGCTTCCATCCGGTTAGGACGGTTGCTGCTGCGACTTTGAACGTATCCTTAACGAATACGCGATTCATAAGAACTTTACTCATGACGATACCTCTTTGATTAGAGATTGACGAGTCAACGATTTTTCACACTTTTGAAACTTACTTCTTTCTGTACACTGGACCTACACGGCGGACAGAACCTTCAAGCGTAAGACCCCTCTTTGCAAGCCTATTCTGCAGAGTGTCCATGTTCGCAGCGAAGGATTCCTTCGTCAGCGCACTGGTAACCTGCATCTGTGGGACCATGTTCGCAGTCCTGGTAAGCTGTGCTTGTTTCGAAGATTCACTGATCTTAGCATCCGATTTCACCTGGCTGTCCAGACCATCGGTCTTTGCCTGTTCTTTTGGATTACGGACACCTTCACGCTTGTTTCCAACGATACCAGTGTCGGCATCCGGAATGTGAGCTTCAAGAAGGATAGCATTAACTTCTGGCATGCCTTCAAGAACTTCCTTGTAAGCATTGAACTTCTCATCGGAGAATGCTATAATCTCAAGAGCCTTGTCTTTAATGCCAGTCTTCGTGAACGGAACCAAACCACGACTTGACGCTAAACGTGCCAAATCAACGGCTGCACGAGCCTTACCCTGACGAGCTTCGAGTGTAAGTGAGGCATCTTTTGTAGGCGCTTTACCATCGCCCAACGAATCAGTCTTGTTTCCACCTTCAAGACCACCCTTTTCAGCGTTTGCCGACTCAAATTCAGGCTTGTAAGCAATGTCCATAGTATCCCTGGTCACGCCTTTAGTCTTGTCCTGGTTGATACCCATGGCGAGATCTACACTGGTCTTCTGTCCAGATGTCAATTCACGTGCGAATTCGTCATCACCGTAAGCATCCTTGTAGTATGCTCTCAGTTCTGCTTTATCTTTGATTTTTGGTTCACGAGCCGTAGTTGCGAGACCAATTGTATCAACGCGGCCATTCAGATATGCAGCAACAGCATCAATTCCACTCTTCTTAACGTGGGCTTCGATGTTCTTTGCAAAACCTGGAAGAAGGAACTTTGCATAGTTCGCAGTGGTTTTCTTGCCAACTTCTTCTGGCAAATTTTCAAAGGTCAGAACGGCGTACTTACCTTTCTTATCCTTGTTCAAACTACGAACAACAATTGCCGATGAAAACTTGTCGTTACGTTCTACAGCCTTGGCTTCAACATATGCGCCAAGTTCATGAGGATTCCCTTCGTCCGTCAAACGCGGTGACGAAGCCGGGTTTGGCATAGCGTCGTATTTCTTTTTATCTGAACGGAACTGTTCGTTTCCGGCTTCAAATTGTCTCATTTCAACGGCTGCTGGATTCTTCGAAAGCGTCTTGTCTCCAGAGAATTCAGCACCAGTTGGTGCAACTGCAGTTCCAAGAACTTCTCTCAGTTCATGGAATACCTGGACACCCTCTTTGACTGCGTTGACAAACTGATTGCCGGATGCGGTTTTCGGATTGGAATTCTTCCGCAGCATAAAGGACCAATGTTTAATGGCACCCTGCGCGTCGTCCATTGCGGATACGGCTTGGTTTGTAAGAATACCAATTTCGGAAGTAGCTTTTGCGGACAGACGGAATGTCTGGCTGGAAGTCTTCTCTTCCATATCCTGACCCTGGTCTGTAATATTGTCGATGCCATCAACTACAGCTTTCAAATCAGTAATGGCTTCGTTAACAGTCTTCTTTGCTTCGTCGGGAGTTTTGATCTCCGGAGCTTTCTTCTCGCCAGGCTTGCCTTCCTCACCGGGGGCACCTTCGCCTGGGGCACCTTCACTTGGAGTACCATCTGGTTCTGAACCCTCAAGACCAGGAGCTACCCCCTGAGAATCTTCGGGCGACATTTCACCTTGACCTGCACCCATGAAGGATGAAGGATCACCATGGGAAATTTTATTCAGAAGATACACTGCACTGGACTTGACAACGCCAAGTTCCTTGAGCATGTTCTTGAGATTGGTATTCACTTCGGATACAGTGTACATATATTGCTCCTTCACGTAATAGGTGAGTGTGTAGGCTATTGGGATTAACTGATATTCAGAGGAAAGATACACTGACAAGGCTACATTTTATAGTGGCAAGACAAAAAAAATAAGGGGATAAAGCTTTCGCTCTATCCCCTTACTTGAACTAGCCAGCGGAACTTACACCAGATATTGCTGTTTTGCTCCACATATTGGGCAATAGTTGAACCTTCCAAGCATCGCCCTACCGCACTGATGGCAATATTTTTCCTTGGTTTCTTTTGCAGTAAACGGCGTGTCATTTTTTGGTGCAAGCATCTGGAACCGAATTGTGACAATTTGAGGGGCTATTTCCCCCAAATTGGTCGTACCAAAAGATTGATACGATTGACCACCTTCTACTGTCGCACCAATCTGTCCTGTAGTTGGAACAGGTGCAGAATGGAAGGATTGAACACTTCCAACATTGCAGTTCATAGCACTCATAGAGTGAATCGACGCGCTACGAAATTTGTACATAGGGCCGTTCGGAATATCGCACTCATTCGTAGATTCCTGGCCTGGCAGCGGATCACCAATATATGGTTCATTGAAAGGTGATCTGATTGTGCCAAAGAATTGCGGATTCGAACCAGTATGCACAGGCTGTGTCCACGATTGCCAACTAGTCATAAGTGGATAATAAGTAAACGGTGGATATTTCTCCCACTGCGCCTTAATTGTAAGCCATCCATTTTCTAATGAACCAGGATTCTGAACATCCGGATGATCCTTCGACACAAACTTGAAACGCCGACCTTTACTCAAGTCACCGTCAAGAATGAATCGTTCCAGGTCCATAGTATCGTTTGGCTGAATCACAATCTTGTGACCACCAAGCACGTCAGTTCCGTCAATCGACACTTCGACAGCGCATCGACAATTTGAAGTGTTTTTCAAAAATATCGAATACTCACTGTCGAATGGCAGATAGACAATGCCTGATCGTGACGCATTATATGGGTAGTTGTTTGAAGATTGCGTCTGAACAGACGCTTCGCGGAGAGTCTTGCCGCCAGTCGTTTTGATGGCGACAACGAGATTGTTGAGGTACATATTGTAGCTCCTTCGTTGTACAGTTGCTCCAACGGACAACTGCGGTTTGTAGTTGGATGAAGTATAGTACAAATAAATGGCTGATTGAAAGCGCAGCTATTAGACGCTTGTTGGAAAAACAGTCTGAATATACAAAATATTGTAGCTAGGTACTACTGGAGTTACGGTGTCGGCGGTACAGTGCCATCACCAGGGAAACCAGCAACTTCCTTATTTGGATATCCAGGAACTTCCTCATTTGGATAGCCAGCCGATTCGTTCACTGGGTAACCAGCAGGAGTTACTACGTTTCCTGGATAGCCAGCCGATTCGTCCACTGGGTGGCTAACGACTGCATTAACTGGGCGGCTAGCAACTGTATTAACTGCTGGATGTCCAGGATCTGCATTAATTGACGGATGTGCAGCCTCTGCACTGACTTTATGATCCCCCAACATGAATTCTGCCTGGCCAACAGTCAACGGAACATAGTCAGGATGCTTCGCATTGAACGCATCTACACTACGTTTGATCGTTGCGTGATCATTTTTCCCCTGAGCAAGATTATGGGAATTCTTGAGTTCAGCCAATACTTCGGCTTCTGTCATTCCATATTCCTGTCCCTCTGTCAGTGGAAGACCCAACTTGCCACCTTGTGCTAATGTTGGAGACAGGGGCAATGTCTGCGGTCCTGCAGTCGATGACTGACCTGCTGGATATTGCTGATCCGCAACAAATGGCTTGTACGGATTGTTAGGATGATTCAGAGGATACTCTAGCGGAAAATTCACCTCTTGAGCAGTATGGCT